GTATCCTTACAACTTTATTACAGAATCTTATCCTAATACAGTAGAGTATGATGTAGATAAGATATTGATTGTAACTATTGATATAGAGGTACAATGTGAGAATGGTTTTCCTAGTCCAGAAGAAGCAGCAGAACCTTTTCTATCAATCACAGTAAAAAACCACCAGAGTAAAAAGTTTGTTGTCTGGGGTATCGGTGACTTTGTAAATAATCGTGATGATGTTACTTATGTCAAGTGTGAAGATGAAGTGCATCTACTGAAAGAGTTTCTCATGTTCTGGGAAAGACATTTACCAGATGTAATCACAGGCTGGAATACAGAGTTCTTTGATATTCCTTATCTATGTAATCGTATCAAACAGTTGTTTGGTGAAGATGAACTTAAAAGACTATCGCCTTGGAGAAGTGTACACTCAAGAGAAGTGTTTCAGATGGGTCGTAAACATCAAGTGTATGAGATACAAGGTGTTGCTCATCTAGATTACTTTGACTTGTATCGTAAGTTTACATATACCTCACAAGAATCATATCGACTAGACCATATTGCCTTTGTTGAACTAGGGGAACGTAAAGATGGTAATCCATATGAAACCTTTCGTGAATGGTACACAAAAGATTATCAGTCATTCCTAGAATATAATATCATGGATGTGGAACTAGTGGATAGACTAGAAGATAAGATGAAATTGATTGAACTATGTTTGACTATGGCTTATGATGCAAAGGTCAACTATATGGATGTTCTTGGTTCTACTAAGTATTGGGATATACTTATATACAACTATCTTCATAAGAAGAAGATTGCAATACCACAAAAAGTACCCAAAACAAAACCAGAAAAGTTTGAGGGTGCTTATGTAAAAGACCCTCAAGTGGGTATGCATAAATGGGTTATGTCATTTGACTTGAACTCTTTGTATCCACACTTGATTATGCAATATAATATATCTACAGAAACGCTTGTATATCAAAAAAAGATACCAAAGATGAGTGTAGATAGATTATTAGACAAGAAGTTTGATACTACTAAATTGAATAAACATCATACTATAACACCCAATGGTGCAGTATTTAAGACCAACCAGAGGGGGTTTCTACCAGAACTGATGCAAAGTATGTATGATGACAGAGTAAAATACAAAAGACTCTTATTACAGGCGAAGCAGGAATATGAAAATACCAAAGACCCTAAACTACTCAAAGATATTTCAAAATACAACAATATCCAGATGGCTAAAAAGATTTCACTCAATAGTGCATATGGTGCTCTTGGGAATGTTTGGTTTCGTTATTATGATTTGTTGGTTGCTGAAGCAATTACTACTTCTGGTCAGTTATCTATTCGTTGGATTGAGCGTGCTGTTAATAAGTATCTTAATGATGTGCTTAAAACCACTAATAAAGATTATGTCATTGCATCAGATACAGACAGTATTTATATTACTGCTTCCAAACTTGTTGATAAGGTGTATCCAAAGGGAGCAGAAACTCAAAGAATTGTCAAATTCTTGGATGACGTTGCCCGAAAGAAAATCGAACCTTTTATTGAGAAAAGTTATCAGCGTCTGCATGAGTATGTAAACTCTTACGAACAAAAGATGGAGATGAGTAGAGAAGTGATTGCAGACAAAGGTATATGGACTGCAAAGAAAAGATATATTCTCAATGTATGGGATAATGAGGGTGTGCAGTACAAAGAATCGCAACTCAAGATTATGGGTCTTGAGGCCGTCAAGAGTTCAACTCCTGCTCCTTGTAGAGAAAAGATTAAACAAGGACTGAATATCATTATGAATGGTACAGAGAAAGAACTTAACACATTCATACAAAACTTTCGTGAGGAGTTTATGAGTCTACCACCAGAGGAAATTGCATATCCAAGAAGTGTAAATGGATTGTCAAAGTTTTCATCTTCTAATGGTATGTTCGCCAAAGGTGCTCCTATACATTGTAAAGGTGCGATACTATATAATCATCTAGTCAGAAAAAACAAACTAGGTAACAAATATCAATTTATACAAGAAGGAGACAAAATAAAGTTTATTAATCTCAAACAACCAAATTTATATCAATGCAGTTCTATATCATTTATGACAAAGTTACCTAAAGAGTTAGACTTACATAAGAGTGTAGACTATGATGTGCAGTTTGAGAAGTCATTTGTTGAACCACTTAACTTTATTCTAACTAAGATAAACTGGTTGGTAGATAAAAGTTATGGAAGCCAAGGTAGTTTAGAAGATTTTTTTAATTAATTTACAAAACCCCTTGACAAAGCCATTATTTTTTGGTATTATAAATAGAATTACAAGTGTTTAATCTATTTCGATAGAATTTCGACTGTATGTTGAATTACACTTAATGAATCGGCTGTTACGACAGAAAAGCAATAATGCCTCCGATATTTGAAGGAAATAAAATGAAATATAACGATTTAAACTTACCAGATTCTATTAAAGAATTTGTTGCCCCAGAAAACTTTCACAAAGATAAAAATGCAGAATACGACTATGATGCCTATATGTATAGGTTTGATCTATTAGAAGATACAGTTGTTGATGATAATACAGTTCCAAAGGATAAGTATATGATAGGAGCTCACTTAGGTGTCTTTGATTTAGGGTATTGGACAAGTTGTGAAAACAAGGAGTTTAGAACAATTTTTCAAGGAGATAACCCTTGTTTAAAATTGACAATTTATAATCTTGTAAAAGGTAATAATCCTTGGCTTACTGTAAAACAAGAAGAACACAATGAACTTTCAAAATTAAATGCTCGTAAAGACCCTATGAGTTGGAATGGAAACAATGGATTTCCAGCACATGAAACTATTAGGCGACACCTTTGTAAACAAATAGCAGACCAACTAAAAGTTGATATTCCATTTGGTAAAGGTAATTTTGATAGTGATTTAGAACCAATATCAGAACATATTAATATGGATAGTTTGCAAGTTAGAGCGTCATGGGATGGTGAATTTGTTTCTAATATAACAACAGAAGTTGATGATTTAGGTGGAAACACTAAAAATACAGACAGAGTTGTTATATGGGAAGGTCGTAGTCCTTTTGGACATGATTTAAGAGGTGATGGAAACCAAACAGTACTAGGTGTTGCAAATACAAAATCTGGTAAAGCTGGAACTGCTCAAATAAAAGTAGCAAGGATATCTTATGAAGATAATAAACACTTAACTGACCTTGAAATTGAACATATTGGTAATATGTTAAACAAACCTGCTAAGAAGTTTTATAGAGAAACAAATAGTTCTGATGGTGCAAAAATGATATTAAAGTTGATGAAAAATGGTGCTCAAATGAAAACACCATCACATGACTTAATGCTCAAAGAAGATTATGGTCTAAACAGTAAGCAAAGAAAAAAGGTTTATGCAGAAGTAATAGATATATTGCATCAAAAAGAATTAGACATGGCAAATAGAACTTTTGCAGACTACACGCTGCCACATCTTGCTCCATTAAAAACTGCAAAGATAGAAAAACTTCAAGAAGACCTTTCATGTCTTACTATTCCAACATCAGTTGGTGTTGGTTTTAAATGGATGGATATGATAGCAACATCAATTCGTGATGCAAAGAAAGATGCAGATAAAAATGATACTAAATTTATTATTAAATCTGTTCGACTTTTATTGGACTACAAGCAATCTGTAGCTTCAAGAAAGAACTTTCGTGAAGAATTATGGCCTGATTTTAAAACTAAATACAACGCCTTAGGTTCTGCGATAATACTAGAACAGTATGAAGAAATGGATTTAACTGTTGCTTCTACAACATCAAATAGTTCTTTATAATGTTAGAACAATTCTTTGAAAATGATGTGGACTTATCTTCTATAGGTAAGTCCACCTATCAAGTATTATGTGTACCAAACGTAACTTCACAAGCAGCCCTAGACAAGGATTCATATATCTTGGTAATGGAAAATGTTATCAAGGAACTGAATAAAATTAGAGATGATTTGTTCTTCCATATCCCTATTACAAAATATACTAAAAGATTAGATTTTGATAATACCAAACAATACATATTTAAGATGCCTTCATTTCCAAATGCCATGAGGGCTCATTATGATTTCTATCAATGGAATGAAGTTCTCAATGCAAAGAAAATTGAGATGGATATTATCTG